ACGGTGTGCGTCTATACGCAACACCAGAGGGTAACAAGTACCCATCAATCACAACGGTCCTATCAGTCCGTAACAAGAAGGGGCTGATGGAGTGGCGTAAGAGGGTAGGCAGTGAAGTTGCCAACCATGTCGCACGAACTGCTGCCAATCGTGGCACTAAGGTTCACCACATGTGTGAGGACTACCTCAACAACATGGAGTCCAATTATCCATCTAAATGGGCAGAACACAAGAAGAATTTCTTACCATATTGTCTTTTTAGTCAATTAAAGTCGGTGTTATGCAATATTGATAACATCTATGCACAAGAAGCAGGACTCTATAGTGATAAATATAAGGTAGCGGGAAGGGTTGACTGTATCGCAGAGTACAATGGTGTACCGTCTATTATAGATTTTAAAACGTCAACCAAAGAGCGTAAAGATGAATGGAATGAGAATTATTACATTCAAGGTTCTGCATATGCAGAGATGTTCGGAGAACGAACTGGCATAGAAATCTCTCAGGTAGTGATTTTAGTAGTAACAGAGGATGGAACTGTCCAAGAGTTTGTAAGAGACAAACACGAATACCTTGATGCTCTAGTGGAAACCGTTGCAGAATGGAGCAAACAGAATGAAACATCTAGTAGCAGTACTGGCAGTGTTTCTGTTAATGGGTAATCAAACCTTAGCGCAAGAAACAATTCCAGAACCAGAAATTTTAGAAGACTTACCCGATTTTGTGATGGTAAATAAACCTGTGGTATGTGGACCTATAAAACAAGTTCTTAAAAAGATTAAAGAGTTTAATGAGGTTCCCGCAGCTGCGTGGATGGAATCAGAACACAAAACTGGTATTGGATTCTGGATAAACGAGAATACTGGAACAACTACAGTGGTAGAACTGGTGGGTGATAAAATGTGCATTCTTAGTCAAGGCATGAATGCAGTTCTAATGCCTAACGCAGAAAAAATTAAAGGAATGCCAATAAGGCACTTGACTTATTAGCCCCCGTATGGTATAAATAATATACAATTTGATGATACGAATTGATAGCTGAACTGGACGTGGGGGCAGTACCCACCGCCTCCACCAAAAGGAGACTAATATGGTTAGGTCAATGATAGGGGATTCTGATGAAGAACCCTCTAGTACGAGAGGTAAGTAAGTGGATGTTTAAAGCATATATTCTTTGGAGCATATGTGCAGACATAACCTTACTTGCCGGTATAATTTACTTAGTCTTCTTTTGATGGGGGCGAAATAGGATCGACAGGCAGGGACGGATGAGTGGAGAATTGTCGGATGACTACGTTATCGGTCAAATTAGTAAATGCAAACGATAATATTGCATATCAAGATTTCGCTCTAGCAGCGTAATTGGATAGGGTTTCGGTAGGTTTCCTAGTAACAGAATAACCTACCACTTTATTCAAAAAGAGTATTGACAAATAGGTTAAAGTCTGGTATACTCTGTAAATAATGTCACTGATGAGTTTGTGAAATCCAAACGAAACACTTTGTGTCTGACAATATTGTCTACCATCATCTTGAAAGGATGAATTACTACATGACTACGACTACGACTACGAAGGCAACTAAGGTTATTGCCGCTCTCGAAAACGGTACTGAACTTACTGCAAAGCAGATTAGCGCACGATATGGCGTCAAGAACGCTCGCGCTCTGATTAGTTCCCTTCGTATGCAGGGATACCCTGTGTACCTCAACAAGCGGGTCAGCTCGTTTGATGGTGAAACTTACAGCAAGTACCGTCTGGGTACTGCATCACGTTCTGTGGTTGCTGCTGGTTATCGCGCAACTGCGATGAGTGTTTAACTAAACACCAAACAACGGGTGATGCCGTAATACATCCGAGGGGGGTCCACGGTTAACCCCCCAACCTTTTAATTAATTAAAGAGTACAAAATGGCACTGAACACCTCAAAGACATTTTCGATGGAAATTGAACGCATTGCAAATGAAAAGAATATAACTCATATGGAGGCCGTCCTTGACTATTGCCATCGTCAAGAGATTGAACCCGACACAGTGGGTCGCCTTATTTCCAAGAGTCTCAAAGAGAAGATTGAGGCTAACGCACGGGAATTGAACTTTCTTCCTCGACAGGCACAACTACCTGTATGAAACACCTTAAAGAAAATAACACTAACTATTTTATGCACCTTGCTCATGCGTGGGTAATGGCTACCGTTCTAATTATTCACGGGGTAATCCCCTGCATTTTAACTGATTGGGTATCGAAGCGTATCTGTAATGGAACCGATTGACGTTTATCTAATGTACTGTGCTATGAAAGCACACTTTGGTAAGAGCGACTATGACTTTGTGACATACAAGGGCAAGACTCGTATCAAACGCGACACCTTCTACAAACGCAAGGACAGGTCGTTCTTCGTTAGATTGGCTCGCAAGTACAAGACAGAACAAGAAATTCAAAACTACTTTGTAGCAAATTTCATCAAAGATAAGAAGGGGTATATTGCCAACTTCAATGATGAGAACCATGAATCATGGAAACTTAAACGTCAGGGTTTCTTTGAAATGTTTGAGGTAGAGATGAAACCTCTAGTGGATGCGTTTGAGGATTTGTTCAAAATAGAAAATGGACAACATCCTAAATTGATGAAAGAGTTTCTAGGTGGCCGTGTGTCATTAGAAACAATAATCATATTGGATGAGCTGGTCAACTATGGCCCAGATTGGAATACACAATTAGAGGATGATATCATATGGATTGATTTAGATAATCTGATGAATAATTACGAAAGGTTCTTGACAATTGATCAAGAACAGTATAAGATAAGACTATTGAAACTCATAGAGGAGTCCAGTTGATGGAATCAAGAGTAGAAGCGTTCTTTGAGGCACGGTGCCGGGAACTAGAAAACGAAGTGAAGGCAATGCAATTTGTCAACGCTGAAATGTCGGTTAAAAACGACGAATTGTTGGAGCGAGTTAATACACTTGCTAATCGCCAACCCACTTGGCCAAAGGGTTATAAACCACAGCGTAGGTTTGCCACCACCAAGTAGATGGAATAGCTGGTATAGTTAAACGGTATAACAGTTGATTTGTAATCATCAGTTTGAGGTTCGATTCCTTGTACCAGCACCATTTTGGAGATATTATGAAAGTAAGAATGACATCACATTCTACACCAGATAACATTATTGGTGTAGATGACGCACAGGAACTCATTGCATATTGTGCAAGGGTATCCAATCCCGGCAACCAGAACAACAAAGATACGAGCGAGAAGCTTATCAAGTATCTCATTAAGCATAAGCACTGGTCACCCCTAGAGATGGTTAGTGCATGTCTGGAGATTGAGACAACGAGGGACATTGCACGTCAAATTCTACGTCACCGCTCGTTCTCATTTCAAGAGTTTAGTCAGCGGTATGCAGACCCTACCAAGGATTTGTCTTTCGAAGCAAGGGAAGCCCGTCTGCAAGACCCAACTAATCGCCAGAACAGTGTGCCTCTGAATTTAGATATAGAAGATGAACGGCGTCTGAATGAAGACTTCCGTATGAAGCAACATGTGTTGTGGCGACAGGCCGAAGAAATATACAATTGGGCGATTGATAAAGGTATTGCAAAGGAACAGGCTCGTGCAGTGCTGCCAGAGGGTATGACTATATCCCGTCTATACATGAACGGTACACTGCGCTCATGGGTACACTACATTGACCTACGGAGTGCCAATGGTACACAAAAGGAACATCAGGATATTGCGATTGCGTGTGCTAACGAGATCGCAAAGATTTTCCCTCTCATGAAGGATATCAGTAATGTCTAGGGCAGTTGTCATAGGAAATGGTGAGTCACGCAAGTGGTTCAGCGATAAACAGTATGAGGTTGATGCTGTCACATGGGGTTGCAATGCAATCTATCGTGATATGGTAACTGATAACCTCGTAGCAGTTGACTATGGTATGCAACAGGAAATCCATGAACGATGCGACTATAGAGACATTAATTGTCATTTCGCAAACTGGTCAGTGCTTCCTGCTAGTGTAGCAGATATGATGTTCTTGGGATATGATATTCCAGAGGCATTCATTCATAAGAGTTCGCCAGTAACAGACCAGTGTGTTATATCAGGGAAAGACCCTATGACACTTCATGAGAGGATTGAAGCTGCAATTCAGATGCATCCAGAGCTGGATATGAAAGACCTTCGCATGAAGATGGAGAAGGATGTGGGTGTCTGGATCACCTATGTGGATGAGAATGACCACATAAATAACATTGACTTTCCGATTGGATGGTCAGCGGGTAACACCGCATTGCACCTTGCATGTCAGCAGGGAGCAACAGAAGTTTATATCATGGGGTTTGACCTATCGTCATACGACGAGCCGTTGAACAACTTGTATAAAGGGACAGATAATTATCTGCCCAGTGATGCAAAAGGTTTTAATTCAACTAATTGGATGAACCAGATGCAAACTGTTTTTAGAGAGTTCAAGGATATTACGTTTTCTTGGGTAGATGCTAAAGAGCAATTTATTCAAGAAAATAATCTAAGTTACTTGACAAAAACAGAATTTTGTGATAAAGTGGTAACACTATAAACATACGAAAACATATATTACATAAGGAGAATACATATGTCGTTAAGTACACTAAAGAAGTCTAATTCGTTGGACAAACTGCTTGGAGCAGTTCAAGCAGATAGTGGTGGGGGAGAGAAGAAGTCCTATGTGGATGATCGTCTCTGGAAGCCCGTCATGGATAAGAGCGGTAATGGTTATGCCGTTATTCGTTTCCTTCCCGCAGTAGAGGGTGAGGATATGCCTTGGGCAAAGGTGTGGAATCATGCTTTCCAAGGTCCAACAGGTCAGTGGTATATTGAGAACTCTCTCACTACCGTTGGTCAGAATGACCCTGTGTCAGAGATGAACTCTGCATATTGGAACTCAGGTGTTGAGTCTGATAAGGAGATTGCTCGTAAGCAGAAGCGTAAGTTGCAGTATTTTGCAAACATCTACGTTGTTGAAGACTCTGCCAATCCTCAGAACGAGGGTAAGGTGATGCTCTATCGCTTTGGTAAGAAAATCTTTGACAAGTGCATGGAAGCAATGCAGCCTGCGTTTAAGGATGAAACTCCGATTAATCCCTTTGACTTCTGGGCTGGTGCGAACTTCAAGTTGAAGCTTCGTAAGGTAGAAGGTTACTGGAACTATGATAAGTCAGAGTTCTCAGCACCATCTCCTTTGTTTGATGATGATGATCAGTTGGAAGAGGTATGGAAGAAGGAGTATCCTCTATCAGAGTTTACTTCTGAAACTAACTTCAAGTCCTATGATGAACTCAAGAAGCGTATGGATATGGTTCTTGCAGGGACGACCACAGTAGGGAATGCTGCTGCGGTTATGGAAGATGCACCTTGGGTCGAACCAAAGGTGGATACGAAACCTACTCCAGCGCCTACTGTTGATACTGGTGATGATGAGGACACTATGTCCTATTTTGAAAAGTTGGCAAAAGAGTAAGAAACTGGGGGGTCTTTTGACCCCCCTTTTTTACATATCTAAACCTGATCCCGGTAGATTTATGTTCAATCTACCATACTTATTATTCTTAATTGTATTTGATCCACTTCTACCTGTAGTAGTGACACTTGAATTTTGCGGCGCACTGACATTATTAACAACCGTAGTGCCACCTTTACCATCTGCACTTGATGACTTTCCTGCATCCATCATTAACTTAATTTCATTTTCCTGCCTCATTAAATTAGCTGACTCTATTTTACCTTGGGCCAAACTTGCCTGTCCTTTCGCATCAACAATGTTAGTCTGTCCAGCGCTGGATGGATATCTGCCTCCCATCGCCTCTTGCATTTCCTTTGACAGTCCCCGGCCGCCCCCCAATGTTTTTCTTTTACTTTGTAGTGCTTTACGTTTTGCTTGAATTGCTGCAAGTTTTTTCGCCAAACCCGAAGATGCAACACCGGACTTTCCTTTTCCTGTGGGAGATGCACCCGTAGACAAATTTGTTGGTGTCGCCGCGTTTGCCGAGTCTGTTGCCTTATTGACCCCTGTGGGATCAGACCCACTCGGCATACTCATAGGCATACCAGTTCCTGTGGGAGATGCACCCGTAGACAAATTCATAGGCATACCAGTTCCAGCACTAGAAGCAACACCACTCGGCATACTCATAGGCATACCAGTTCCAACTGTTTTTGGAGACACGTTGACCTTCTTCGGTTTGTTCATTGCCGCAAATTTTTTAAATAAATTTGTTGGTGTCGCCGCGTTTGCCGAGCCTGTTGCCTTATTGACCCCTGTGAGATCAGACCCAGTGGGCATACTCATAGGCATACCAGTTCCAACCTTCGGTGCAACCTTCGGTGCATCTGGTTTTAGCGCAAATTCTTTCTCAAGTTCGAGAGCCGTAGCTCTTACTTTATTGAACTTACCAATAAGTCGCTTTTGCTCAATCCGTTCCAACTCGGCGCCGATATTCTGGCCCTTTTCCTCAAACTCCTTGGCCT